ACGAAGTAACCTGCCAATCGGGGCAGGAGTTCTTACTTGTCAGCGACCTGCATTGGGACAACCCCCATTGCGATAGAGGCTTGCTGAAAAATCACTTGGACGAAGCCGTCAAGCGGAATGCTGCCATCATACTTAATGGCGACACCTACTGCTGCATGGGCGGTAAATATGACCGTCGTGCGGACAAGTCCCTGATTCGTCCCGAACACAACACCGACCGATACTTTGACGCTATCGTGGACACCTCGGTGGAATGGTTTGCCCCCTACGCCAAAAACATTCTGCTGATAGGCTACGGCAACCACGAAACCGCTATCATCAAGCATGGCGAAACAGACCTCCTGCAACGCTTCGCAAGCACCCTCAACTACGCCACAGGGTCAGCGGTTCAGGTTGGGGGTTACGGAGGAACCATTGACATCCGAGTGCTGCACGATACAATCCGTGGAGTCAACTTCGTAGTGCATTATTTTCATGGGCATAGTGGGGGAGGCGCGGTCAGCCGCGGAGTAATTCACGATCAGAGGCTCCTTGCCGGGACCGAAGGCTACGACTTGACTTGGATGGGCCACGTCCACGAATTATACTACCACCAAAACATGGTTCACCGCTATGACCGCTCAACCAAAACACTCATTCAAAAACCTATTCACCAACTTCGTACGGCTACTTACAAGGAAGAATGGGACGGAGGCTACATGGGCTTTCATACTGAGCGAGGAAGAGGCCCGAAGCCTTTGGGAGGCTATTGGTTGAAACTGGAAACCTCAAGGAATAGCAGCAAGGACAACAAAGGCCCCGAACTTCAAGTCCACGCCACCTTCACGCCAGCGGATAGGTTGTACTGACCTATATGCTTCCTTCGCCCCCTGCGACAGGTTCTACACCGGCAGCGGTCAGGTATAGGTAACCGTATTCCTTTTCAGCATTAAACTGGGGACAGGCTTTCGTAACGCCCGGAAAGTCCCTGTGTCCGCATATCCTCGCAGTAGGGTACTTCTTAAGCCAATCTAAAAGCACCACGGCAATCGCTTGACGCTGGCCGATAGTTCGGTCATCTTTGTCCTTGCCTCCGATATAACTGACGTGGAGGCTCGTAGCGTTGTGGCCCTGCACTCCGTTGGTGATGGCACTATCAGGAGCCAAGACCGTTACATTCCCAGTCGAATCAATGATCCGATGATAGCCGACCGACTTCCATCCAAGGGCCTCCTTCCAATGCTTACGGATGCTGGCGATGGTCGTATGCTTCGGCGTGGCCGTGCAATGGACGACGAGGTGGGTGATGGTGCGATTCATTACTCTTCAGGGTTTAGTTTGTGGAAGTAGTTGACCGCAACAGGATCGGCAACATCGGGACCGCTGGATAGGTGGACCTCCTTGGTCCCTGCCCATTGAGCCATAGCCGGGTCATACCCCAACAACTCGCAGGCTTTCCGGTATTCAAGCAGAAGGGCGTGGTTGCCTTCAAGATCAGCGTTGTCGATGGCTATCATTAGCCGTTCCAAGGCGTTGGTCAGGGCCTTGGCAGGTCGAAGGGAGTGGTATTCGGGCATGGGTTAGGTTTGTACAAATGTATGGAAATAGCCCCAAATCGCAATAAAACGGGGGTTAAATAATTTTTTTGCTACGAGGTGGCACAAAATAGGTTGGACTGCATTATCTTTGCTTTACAAACCAACCACTAAACCATGAAAACCACAAAAACCAACATCTGGAACTTAGAAGTAGGCGACAGGATAACCTTTACAAACTCCGTAAACTGCAAGCAAGACATACTTGTAAAGCGGGTCGAAGAAAAAAGCTGGTATGCAACTGGCAGAAATAGTTGGGGAACGCTTCAATCTTACGCAAAGTACTCCGACTTTTTAATCATCAAAAAGGGACAATAACCAACCGAGGGGTGCGACTCGCCAACGCACATTCTTTAAACCTCAAACCTCAAAACCATGAACCACGAAACCCAAGCCAAACTCAAAGCAGCCCTCGCAACGGGCTACATCCTGCTGACCGCCTGCCTCGGCATCGCCTTCTTCGGCAGATTCATCTTCGCACTCCTAACCAACTAAACCCAAACCAAACCTCAAACCATGAAAAACCTCACCCCGGAGCAACTCGCCAAGATTGCCGAGCCTCTACCACCCGAAGCCATTGCACCACATCCAACCAAAGAGAACCTTTCAACCATCAAGGGAATCTTCGTAACCGAGCGACTAAACCAAGTCTTTGGTGTTGGTGCTTGGGTAGTCAAGACCGACCTGTTAAGTCCGATTACATCCGCCACAAGGACGACTAAATTCGGCAAAGAAAGGACCGAATACACGGCAGTCTTAAAGACTGTCTTCACAATCCCTGCCCACGACATCTACTACGAGTGCATCGCTTCGTCTATGAACGACGATCCGGGCGACGCAGCCAAAGGAGCGACCACCGATGCCATCACCAAAATCGCCTCTTGGATTGGAATTGGGATTGATGTGTACAAAGGCAAGCACGGAGCAGCCCCCAAGCCGGCTAACGCCAATTTGCTGGACCTCAACGACAAACTCGGACTGGTCCCTTCCTACGACGAACTGACCACCGCAACCCTCAAGGCAGACTTCCTCGCATTGCTTGACAAACTCCCAAAGGAGCAACAGGCGAAGTTTATGAAGGACATCGACCACATGACACCTGCACGATTCGAGAAAGGCATCCAATTCATTCAAAACCAACTTGCAAGACCATGAGCCTACTACAACAAATGAACGCTGACGAGTTTCGTAAACTCCTTGAGTACAAAGAAAAGTACCCGACCCTTGGCGAGGAACTGGTCAAAGCCCTGACCGATAAAATCGTTGTCATTCACCTAACCATTGCCGAGTACATCAGCCTATGCGATGCCTTGGGGATTTATTGCGCCCCGGCATTAACCCAAGTATTTCAAGCCTTCAAATCCAAGCCATGACCTATCCAACCCTAATAACCATCCCCAAGAGCGACATCTGCAAGGCAGAGATCGCCCAAATCGCCCAGCAACTGACCGACCGAATCAATGAAGGAGAGGTCAACCCTGTCGAGGCCCACATCAAGTTGAAGGCCATCGTCAAGGCTTTGGAAGCCACCATCAAGGCCACCGAGCAGACCGTAGCCGACGAAGCCAGCAAGCACGGCAAGACCTTCCGAGCCTTCGGTGCAGAGATTACCCTGAAGGAAGGGAGCCTTACGCCTAATTACGAGGAAGACGAAGTGTATGCCGACATCAAGGCCCAGTTGAAAGACCGAGAAGAAATCCTTAAACTCGCCTTTCGGCAAGCCGGGAAGACCGCTATCTTTGATAAAAGAACAGGCGAGCAGGTTCCAGTCTGCACCGCCAAGGCCACCAAAGCGTCCATAGCCGTTAGTTTCCGATGAAGCAAGCAATCAACACCATCAAGGCTTTGCGGTTATTGTCGCAGAAGTCTCTCAGAGCCTCTCAGTTGCAAGAAATTCTTGGGACGAGCAAAGGGACCACCTACCGAATCATAAGGGATTTACGGGCCTCTGGTGAGGTCGTAGAGAGAACCCTTTGCACTTACTCAATCAAAACCAAAACCCAAGAACAATGAAAGACGGACAAACAATCGGCCAATGGCTGAAATGGGATTTTAAGACCAACAGGGACCTTCAGATTAAAGATAAGAATGGCGCCCTACTCTACCAAGAGCATTCAGATGGATATTGGGATAAGCGTGAATACGATTCGCAAGGGAATGAGATATACTTTGAGTCTTCAAATGGCCTCATTGAGGACAACCGCACTCCCGAAATCAAAGTCATAAAATACAACGGACGCAATTACCAACTAATCCCCTAACCAAAACCAAAACCCATGAGTTACACCCCCCAACCCAACACCTTCACCCTGTTCGCCAACGACAAGGGCGACAACCCGAAGCGTCCCGATTACCGGGGCGATGCGGTCCTCCCTGACGGGACCAAGATGAAACTATCCTGCTGGCTCAAAGAATCAGCCAACGGAAAGAAGTTCCTGTCCGGCAAGATGGAGCCGATGCAAGAGCAAGAAAATTCACAAAAACAAGGCTCGGACCTGCCTTTTTAGTGTAAATTTGCAGGCAACATACATTTACAATTAAACGCATCCGCTTGAATTCCGGCCAAGCAGGTGTTAGATAAAGGGTTCCTCCACTTAACCCTGCCCTCAACTGCCGGAATCAGTTGGGGGCTTTTTTTTTACCATGGAAAATAGTTGGTACAAACACTCCCCAAGCGATTGGCTCGCAGGCCGAATCAGTCGCAAATCCTTTGAAGTCCAAGGGGCCTTCATCCACATTTGTCAACTCTACTGGGTCAAGCACGGGCAGTTTACCGCCCATCAAGCAAGCCTTGAGATAGGCAAAGACCTCCTTCAAAAACTAATTGAGTCCGAAATCATCAAGACCGAAGGCGAAGAAATCCGTATTGAGTTCCTTGATTTGCAGATGGAGGACCTAAACAGGTTAAGCGAAAGAAGGAGGGAGGCAGGCCGTAAAGGAGGCGAAGTAAAGAGCCAAGCAAGTGCTAAGCAAACCGAAGCAAGTGCTAAGCAAAACCAAGCAAGTGCTAAGCAAACGGAAGCAGATAAGATAAGATTAGATAAGATAAGAGAAGAAGAGATAACAAACAAAGAAGAGATAAAGAACACTTGTGCAATCTTTGACCAATTTTGGGCCATCTATCCACGCAAGACCGGGAAGCAGGCAGCATCAAAATCCTTTGCAAAGTTGTCCAATGCAGACCAACAAGAAGCCCTTAACAACATCTCAAGGCTCTACTCTCAAACCCCCGTGCAGTTCGTTCCGCACCCTTCCACCTACCTGAACGGCAAACGCTGGGAGGACCAAGCCATCCAACGTACCCCTAACTTCGCCTACTCAAACCTAACCTCCGATGATGAACCACTACCAGTTGTCCGCTGAACGAAAGTTACTCGGCTGCCTCATGGACAAGTTCGTGAACCGAACCGTCCTACTAACCCAAATCCCGGAACGCCTATTCACGGGCAACAACGTCCTCCTGTACCGGGCCATCGAGTCCCTCCACAAAGCAGAGCGAGAGGTGGATGTCGTAACCGTCTACAAGTACCTCGCAGACCAAGGCCAAGCCCATGTCTTGCTCGAAGGCATCGACCCCGAAGCAGGGCTTGTCAGCAACTGGAAGACCTACGCCTCCGATCTGCACGACCTTTGGAAGGAACGTGAAGAAGCAAGAATCATGGAAGAACTGGCCCATGATCGGGACATACCCAAAGCCTTCCAACGATACCAATCCATCCAAGCCGTTGAGTCCAACGCCTCCGAATCATCCGCTCACGAACTTGCCAAGGACTTCCTCGTCAACATGAACGAGGTCCGGGAAGGCAGACGCAAGGACCAAATCTACCAAACCTTTATCCGACCGCTTGACAACATCTGCACCGGGTTCAAGCCCTCCGAGTTCATCCTCGTAGGTGGTCGTCCTGCGATGGGCAAGACGCTCCTTGCTTTGCAGATAGCGATGAATCAAGCCATGGCCGATATTCCCGTCGTATTATTCACGATGGAAATGAGTGCAGACCAACTGACCCAGCGGATGCTCTCAAACCTTGGAACGATGGACGGCTCTGCGTTCCTCAAGCCCGACGAGCGAATCACCACGGAGCAGTTCCTGACCTTGGCACAAAAGGCTGACCAACTCAAAGGCAAGCCACTGTATATCGTGGACCTGCATCAAGCAAACCTTGACCGCATCGAGGGCGAAATCGCAAAACTCAAGGCCAAGTTCGGAATCATTGGTTTCTACCTTGACTACCTGCAACTCGTAGAGCCTGCGAAGATTGACAAGCCCAAGCCCAAGATTGAGCAGATGACCAACATCTCCAAGCAACTCAAAGCAATCTGCAAGAGGCAAAAGGTCTTCGGGGTTGTTGTTTCTTCGCTCTCAAGGGCTACCGAGGGACGCTCCGACCATCGCCCCATCATGTCCGACTTGCGAGAAACAGGGCAACTGGAGTTCGATGCCGACAAAATCGCCTTTGTCTATCGCCCCTACGAACACGATAAGAACGCAGAGCAGGACCTCATGGAGGTCATCTTTCGTAAGAACAGGAACGGAAGCCTTGGAATCGCCCAAGTCCAATGTCAACTGCCTTACACCAAAGCCAACGAGTATCCGCTATGACCCCGGAATATACTCTGCAAGCAGCCTGCGTCAAGTTGTTCAAACTCCTAAAGCCCCACGAAGAAGGGCGGTTGTTTCTGAACCTCAACAACCCACGAAGCCGAACCAACGGTTATTTTCTCAAAGGCATCGGCCTGACCGCTGGGGTTGCAGACATGACCTACCTCTCCGACAAAGGGGCCATCTTCTTGGAGTTCAAAGCCGAGAAAGGCAAGCAGTCCCTCTCGCAAAAGTGGTGGGAGTCAGTCGTCCAAGAGGCAGGCTACCGATACGAGGTCATCCGAAGCGTTGAGGATTTTCAGCGAGTGGTCGCAAGTGTGGAATAGTTGTGTATATTTGCCTATACGCATTCGGGTATAATGCATAGAAAAACGCAAAAACTATACACATGAAACACAAATTTTTAATTAACCGATTCACCATCGCTTTTACCGTCTTGTTGTTAGCGGTAGTGCTATTCA